GAGTAAGCCGACGGTGCGACATACTGCATGGTAGCGATGACCGACGGGGTTGCCGGTGTGTCTGGGCTAGTTCTAGTCGGCAACTGCTGAATACTCACCGTTATGTCGTCCGTTGCCCACATGATTTCCATGTAGTCATTGGCGTTCAGTTCTATAAAGAAATTCAAAGCCGCAATCAGGTGTCCGTCTACACCGCCGTGGCTGTTTGGGACTGAGTACCGGCTGTTAGAGCCAGCGATATTCGTCCCGTTTTTGCGAAACCACACATCAATGTCGTGAATCTGACTGTCGGTATTAACGAACTGCGTACTAAATTGCAGGTTATAAATCCCGTAGTTCCGCACGTTCATTCTGGAACTATTAGACAAATACACCCCGTTTGAGTAGTCCGTGGTGTTAAGCGTCATTGGGTACGCCGTGGTCGTATCAGCCGCCACCTGGTCAGTCGTGTCCTGAAACGCACCGTAGGGCGCAGAGTCAGCTTCTGCCGCGTCCGAGAACGGAATCAGGACAATTTTTGTATATACAGAAATACGCTCGTCTACTAGGGTCGTGGTGGTAGCGTTGCCCGTAGCAAGGGTGATAGTCCCCGTGTTGTTGGACTTGCCGTTCATCAGGTTGTTGACCACCTCAGAAATCTCCCGAGGGTTGCCACCTTGGTATGGTAGAACTCTAAACATTACCTAGTACCCGCTTGCTGAATCTCTACATCCACCCCGATGGCAGATGACCAGTTATTGCCCGACGGCTCAAGCCTGACCCTGTGGTAACGCCCGTAGGAACGAATACCCACGCGGTTTTCTGAGTCTGCGGCAGTCACGCTGTTAAAGCCAATTGTCTCGTTTAACTTTAATCTTGAGTCTACGGCTACCGAACCAGACCCGTTGTCCACAATTGGTTTTACAAGTGTAAGCATGGACTGATTTGAGCCTGTCTCGATGTCGTTTGTATCAATCGTGGCTGTCTTTGGCTGACCCGAAAAAGTAATGATTTTTGCGCCTTTTACACCAGCCAATTGTAAGTCACCACCAACAAACAGCCTAGAGTCTAGCGGGGTCATCAGGTCATCAATGCTTGCGCTAAATGAGTCTAGCCCCTCTAGCGTCGTTCCTGGCGTTGAACTAGACGAGATTCTGTTTGCCGTGGTATCTGCGTAAGCCCACCTTTTGGTTGGGGTGTGGTACATCAGCACACGGTAGGTCAGGTCTGTGCAAGGATAGCCCCACATTACTAAGTTTTTGGAGGGTTCAACAGCCGTACTCATTTCGTCAAGAACAGCCGACCTTAGTGTGTTAAAAAAGAACCTGTTTACCTTCTCCGCGCCTATGTTTTCCACCGCCTGCCCGTTGCAAGCATAGAACCCGTCGTCAGACAGAAAGTATGTAATGCCCTGCCATTGGATAACCGAGTTTGCCTCAAAGCACCCAAGGTTTCTGGATATGTTGTCAAACTGGAATATCAAGGGTGTCCCAACGTAGGACATCCGATGGATGCTCCTGTCCATCAGGATGAGACCAAACTCGCCACCCGTAACCCCCTGAACCCTACCGCCGTCAGGGATGTCTTGAAAGTCTGCTTGTGTTGTGGCAGATGCTGCCCAGGTCGTCTCGTTGTTAATCCCAGACCATTGGACTCTACTTGGATAGCCAGACTGAAACCCAGTTACAACAAAGTCCCTAACGGCTGTTACATATCTTACCCTTGGCGCGTCAGAAGATAGGCTTTGGAAGTTACCAGACGTTGTGAGGTCGTAAGCCTGCATTGTGTGCGCGTCGTTTACGGCAATGACCTTGTTGCCAAACTGCGTGAACTTCCACATTGTCGCGCCCGTGTAGGTCGTGGCAGAAATGTCGTCAAGGCTAAAATCGGTTGAGTCGAGTCTAAATAACTTGGTTGTTCCTGAGGCAAATACCCTAGTATCTCCGTTGATGTCCCTCGCGGCCACCACGTTAGTCAGGTCTTGGGCGGCTGCGTCCGAGTAATCTTCCTCGTTCGGAAACGGCCCGTAGCCAACGGCTTTAGGAAAGCAGTTCTTGGCCGTGGTCAGCGCACCGATAACCCCAGGCTGGTCAGGTAGCCACTCTCCAAAGGTAACTCTTGTTATTGCCATGTGTTACTTCCCGAAGATTGTTGTGTCCAAGTGTCGTTTTGTAGGGTATTGGGTGTCCATGAGTCCGTACTAACCGATGCCTGTGTCCATGTGTCGCTTTGGAAGTTGGCCGCAGTCCATGTGTTCGGCTGGTCGGCTACTAAAACCCACTCCTCGCCAAATTTGTAAAGAGTGCAGACAACCGTACCGCTTGAGGATACGCTTGCAACTGCGCTTGCAATGCTGTTTGCTACGGCTGATAGACTGCCGGTAGCAACAATGTTTGCCTCTGAATCTAGCTCAAATCCTATGCTGGCAGAAAGGAACCCTTCCGCAACAATCGTTCCGTTAACCACCCGCAATCTGATTGCGTCTGCCACCACACTACCGGAGGCGGTTACAACGGCAAGGCAGTCTTTAATCCTTACGGCTGCGGCGCTTACAAAACCAGCCGCTGAAATTGCCCCAGAAACCGTATATATCTGTGTGCTAGAGGCTGATACCTGCCCGTTGGCGATAATGCTTCCTGCGGCTGTTACAAGGCGGTCTGCGTTAGAAACAACCGTTCCTATGCCGAATATGGAGCCTACAACTGTGCGAATTGGCGTTGCGGAAGCAGATACCGTCCCAACACCAGATATTGCACCAACAACATTTCTAGTGACGTTTGAAGATGACACTACCGTCCCAACACCAGAGACATTACCGGCAACAACTCTGTTTCGGATTGCAGAAGAATCTACCGTTCCCGCCGCGATTACGTCGCCATTTCCGTACAGGATACAGGTGTCACCAAGAGTCCAAATGATGTCGTCTAGCGGAAACGCTAGTGTGTCTATGTTGCCAAACATATCTAGCTGCTCTAGCGTAAACGGCCCGCAATCTGGGTCGCCCGCCGCAGGGAAGGCAGCGCCAATTACCTCCGAGCCTAGTGGCGCATATCCAAACATTATCTAGTCCTACTCATACATTATGTTGACAGTTCCGGCATCAAATGTATCGGTACTGGTTGTTGTAATACGAACCTGAGTTAAGGTGTCGGATAGGGTTTTATCCCCGCCGCCATAAGAAGAAGAAGTTGAAGATTGTTTTCCTGAGTAACTTGCTACCCACGAATTTCCGGTTAGGTTTTGTATTGTCATAATTCCGCTTGTAATAGATGCGGCAGCGGCAGAACGAATTATCATGCCAACAGTAGAGTTAGAAATGGCTGCGCCTGTTCCAGTTGCGGAGCCAGATGATACATAGCCGGTGGTTTCAAAACCTCCAGCGTCTCCAAGTTGAACCAAAATATCTGCTGTGCTGCTAAGACTAAGCCCACTAAACATAACCGTGATTCTTTTAGCCCAACTAGGTATCCCAGTAAAATCAAGTACCGTATTGCTTGATGAGCCGTTCCAGTTATATGCTTTGGCGGTGGCTTGAACAGCGCCGATAGAACCAACCCAGGCAGTAGAAAGCGTGTCGTACCACTCCGGTTCGCCTGTCGTAGAGTTCATCCGAAACATCCCTGTTGCGCCTGTGGGACGTTCCGCTGTCGTTCCTACCGGAAGGTGGAAAGCACCTGTTGACTGACTAGGAGTGTCGTATGCGGCTGCGCGGCCCGCTGGGTAGTTAATGAACACATCTTTTGTTCCGGCAGAGAAATTGACCTTGTTCCCGCTGTTGGACGATGACAACACGGTGTCGCGGGACAATGTTGACCCAGACGAGGTGTACGTCCCAATACCATTTTCCCACTCAGAACCAATTACGATAGCGTAAAACGTGGTGTTGCCGTCTCCAATGGTGGAGAACCCCTGATAGTTTGGGGAAGCACCGGCCAGCGTAATTGTCCCCGTACCCGTCGTGGTTGAGGTTTCCTTTACGCGGTCTTTAAGGACGAAAGCCATTAGTCAAGCGTTACCGTGAGGTTGCCGCTAGAAATCTTGAGAATGTCGCCCGTGTCGATTGTCTTAGCAGTCGTCAAGGCTGTGTGCATGAGCAGGTTGCCGCTAGACAAAGCGTCCAAGATTCCAAGGTAGCCCACGGAACCCCACGAAGCCGTTGCCTGCGGGAAGTTGATGTCCGCGCTAGAGGTAACGATTCCAGCAGAAGCTGTGGTCACAGAGAGGACTTGGCGGGCATAGGAGCCACCAGTTACTTCCGTACCCGAACCAGCGTCCGTTGGGTCTGTTGTGTAGAGACCGACGTATACCGTCGTGGGTGAGCTATAAGAAACATTGCGGAGAACGTGGTCTAGGACT